TGCACTAATACTGGCGGCAATCAATGTACTCATAATGGTTGAACCAGTATGGGTAGATGTACCAGATACAACTAAATTTCCACCAACGTTCCAGTTACCAGCCGCAGCAGTTTGCGCAGAATAAAAACCAATGCCGTTTCCGCTTACGTTTGATGCATCGCAATAACATTGACCAGTACTTAATGCTGGAATAACGAGTGATGTAACGCCGCCAGATGCAACCATCGTTAAGTTCTGCGTTGTGTTGTTAACAACTACATATAACTTATTCTGTGCTGGCGCAGTAATTGTTGGTGCGCCGCTGGGGGTTCCAGTAAACACTAAGCACATATTACGGGCGTCATCGGAAACACCGTTATAATTGGTCAATGTGTAAGCCGATATTCCAGATAAAGAAATAGCTGTAACACCAGTAATTGCTTGCTCAAGCAATGTACCTAAGTTTGTATTGGTTGTAGCTCCCCATGTACCAGACTGATCTCCAGTACCAATAAGTGCTAATTTAAGCGACGGTGAATATGTGGTTGTCATGCTAATCCTTATTGCGAGTTGTTAACTACAACCCAATTTGGGGTTTGATTGTCGTTTATTTTAACCCATCCAGTGGCTATTGGCACATCATTAATGGCTAAAGATTCTAGCTGGGATGATACAAAAGAAGCTATTGATGTAGGGGTATCGGCTGTATTAACATTCTCATTGGCTGTAGATACAAATGCTGCTACAACGGTTTTATTATCCGCAGGGCTAATGTTTTCGGTAATAACAAAGCTATACCCGCCAATTTGAACAGAAGCCACCGTATTGCCTTCTGATACTGATCCTGCAAAATTAGCAATTCCAGCGGGAGTTTCAAGCAAAGAGGAAATTGCTTCAATTATTGTTACAGGAAAAGATTGCGCTACGATAGAGCTATCAGAAGAATTAATACCTTCAAATACTGCATAGGCAAAAATACCAAAACCAGTAGCGGAATCGGCAACTGTCGTGCTTTCTGAAGCGTTTAAATTCCATGTAAATGCAGGCGATTCACCCATGGTATTGGCTTCTGTTATAGCACTAACAAAAGAGGCTACAACGCTTGCAAAATCTGCTGGATTAATTGATTCTGATACCGCCCCAACAAAAGCGCCTACGGCAGAATCTACATCAGCGGTGCTAATGTTTTCCGTAGAAGAGACCAAATAAGTATAAGACGGCGCATCACTTAAAGCTAAAATAGCTTCAGTAATAACCGTAATAAAGGTTGCAACTACTGCTTCAGAATCTGTTTCCGAAATAATAGCTTCAGAAACGCTATCCGCATAAACAGTAGAAAATGCGGCAAATGGCGCTTTTGAATATGGGGCAAGTCCAAACATTACTTACCCTTTAGTTCTGCTACTTGCGCTTCTAGTTCTTTAATTGCTTCTATTAATAATGGTACTAAACGCTCATAACGGACTGTTAAATAATTATCGTTAATAGGCGCCGGAGCTACTACTTCCGGCATAATTGCTTGAACTTGCTGCGCAGAGACGCCAACCTCACGTTTAACTTCATACCCCATAGATTGGGCTAAATCATTAGCTTCATAGTAAAAACCATCTAAAGTTTTTAATTTATCTAATGCGCCGTTTATATTACCCAAACGGGTTTTCATTCGGTCATCAGAATAGTAAGCTGTAACGTTATTGGTTGCCCTAATCTCACCAGTAGTACCTGATGCGGCTGTTCCAACTCCTAAAGAGTTAATTTGATAGTTATTGCCAGTTGCCAATCCGCCCGCAGTAATAGATGATTGAGCTATCCATATTGGTGAAGCGGTACTGCCTTGTCCCATTAATACATATTGTGTAGTTCCATAAGAACCACCAAAAGCTACAGCATTGCTGGTATTAACGGTAATTGCATCTGTTGCTTGGGAGTTTGTAACAACGTGTACGTTATTAGAGCCAATTGTTCCAAGAACGATATCTGTGCTTCCAGATAAGAAATAAGCATAGCCAGAAGCATTAACAGCGCCTACGCCAGTATATCCAGAAGAATTAATACCTACAGTTGCAAAGTTTGTAGATGCCGTACCGTTGTTGTTATATGCAATAAATTCAGCAGATGCTTGTGTGCCACTAGATGTATTTTGAATAACATTTTGGAAATAGCTGTTAGTAGATGCCACTGAACTCATTACGATGCCAGTATCACTAAAGTTCATTACTCCACCAACCGCAATTACACCTGAATTTAATGTGGCTGTAAGCGATTGATTTGGTAAACTCAGAATGTTATTTGCATCTAAATTAACAGATTTAGAAGATGGATAATCTACCCAAACGGTTACAGTTCCGCTAAATGTAACAGCAGTATTAGAATTGCTAGATTGCAATACTGTGGTGCGTGTCAATAAAGTGGACGATGTTAATGTTCCTAACCCAGTTTCCCAGTTAGTTCCATCTGTTGCGGCATAGTAAGTCGTGTTTCCAGTTGTTAAAGTGGAAAAGGCTTGATAGCCAACAACCGTTCCCGTTAAAGTAAAACTAACGGTGGTGTTGGCTGTACCAGTCTGTAGGACACGATCAGCGAACTGTAAAGCCATAAAAGGCTCCTAATTAAGACGTTGCAGTAGTTGTATAAGTAACAGCGATTGAGTCACCGTTTGCTACAATTTTGCTACCACCAGTAAAGCTACCAGCACTGTATAAAATACCAGTAGTACCTGTATCTTTTGTCGCTGAAGCAGAAGCGCCTGAGTTAATAAAACAACCAAATACTGTACCACCGCTTGTCATAGAGAATGTCAAAGCAGCAGCCGCTTTAGATACTACGTTGCTTGGTGATGCAGAGCCATTGTTTGATGCAGCGGTCCAGCTTGGAGATTGACGGTTACCCGTATAAGCAGGAGCATTTGATCCGCCAACTTCAATCCAACCAGCGTGTGAACTCATTGTGTCAGATTGGAAATAGTTAGCAGTAGAAGATGCGCTTCCTACCAATCCAAGATAGTTAGCACCAGAAGAAGTGCCGCCACCAGTACCAGTTGCACCAAAATAATAATCAAATAATGCTCCTTTACCAACAGCAGTTACCAAGTTAGGAGCTTTGTCTTCCCACTTTAGATTGCCGTTACTATCGTAACATTTAACGTCATAAAAACCTTGCATTCCCAGAAATTCTTCTGTTTCTGCACCTCTGGTAATACTAGCAGTGCTAATATCGCCAACGTTTGATTTTTCCATTTAAAACTCCTTAACTAATTGTCAGTACTGCTGTTGTTGATGTTGCCGTGGGGAAAGTCACGGTAAAGGTTTTTGAACTGGTAATCGTGCTACCAAAATTCAAGATAAAACAAGCTGCGCCAGTGGTGCTATTATAAACTAAAGCCCCATTTGCTGAAAGGCTTCCAGTCCAAGTTACGTTGTTAAACGAGATATAAGCTATGTTATTGGTCGTATCTTGGGTTGGCGGGACAGAAATGGTCAAAACTTGACCTCCTGCCGTATAGCCTGTGCCAGTTACCTCGTTGGTTGATGTATAGGCGGTGGTCGTATTATTTAAATTGGCGTTACCGTTATAAAGGGCTATTTTGTAGGTATAAGGAGAGCTTAGGGTAAAGTTCTCCAAACCAGACAAAATGTTGGCTTTAAATAGGGTGGTTTGACCTTGTACGATTGGCATTATGTATTAACCTTTAACTTGGTCTGACCATCACGGTAAGCATCGCCACGCTCCAGACCATCTCCAAGACGTTTCATCTCATTAAGCGCTTCTTGGAACTTTTCTTCATAGTATTTAACAATATCCTGCTCCTGCTTTTGGAAAAGCATTGCTTCACGCATAGCACCATAGAAAAGCACAGGATCGTAGTTATCGCCAAGCCAGCTTTGACCTTGTGCGTTATTAACAGTAGCTACGCCCACAGAAAATCCAGATCCAGAACCACCAATGTTAGCGGTTGCTACACTTAATGAATCGCCAACCTGATAAAAGCTACCACCATTTTGCAATGTTACGGATGCCACGTTACCAGTTGAATTGACCAAAATGTCGCAAGTTGCGCCTGATCCTGACCCGCCTGTCATTGGAATATTTTGATACAAGCCCGGACTATACAATGTACCAGCGGTAAAAGTAGCGTTTAAAGTCGCTACAACGCCCTGAACAATCGATACTGGATAGTAAAAATAATGTAGTTCTGTGTTATATGATGAGTCGGGAGTAGGACCAACAATGGCGGTTAA